TGGCGTATTATAATACACTGCATATTGTCCGGTTACTTCTTCGGCAGCCGTATGCAATTCATACGTTTTAAAATATATATAGTCGCCTTCTATGACGGTTTCAACGGGATATACATTGTCACCTTTCTCATAAGTAACAATGTACGATGTTTGATCTGTTTGATCTTCTAAAGAGGTATCTTTATACATATTGATATTAATATCTAATATATTAGCAAATATCCAATTTCCAGAACTTATTGTATCTCTTGGCGTGAATCTGCCTATAAACCTCTTGCAATAAGGGTATGAGTAAGCGGTGTTAACTGTAGATGAGTTTACATTTTCAGTAGATTTAAGATACTTAAACCAAGCCATGTTATGTCACTTCCGTATATATTATTTCATATTCATGATTATCTAAAATATTATCATCAATTTCTATATTAACCACTGCATCGCACCTAGGTACGCCATTTACAATGTCAACATTAAATTGCGCAATAGCTATTGATATGGGAGCGGTTACAGCGTCTTTTATTCTATCAGAATTTCTTGCTGTTTCATAATCGATATCAAGGGAGGAAATTTTAGTAGATCCATCCGTGCCAGTATGTTTATGTTGGTTGAGATCTACCCCATCTATAGTAACACCTTCAGCCACAAGAATATCACCTATTATTCTCCCGCCATCCTTTAATAAATACTGTGGATGGTGATCTTCATCTAGGTCTTGCAATAGGCTATGACTGGACTTTAGATCATCTTTTCTAGTGGGACTTATTACTACTTGCCTAAATAAAGAGGATGCCCAATCATCAGATACTGGTAGCAGAACATTTGGTTTTTGCACACCTTTAAAAGACATCTGCGCAATAAAATTTGCATACTTTCTTTTTTCATGAATTAATCTCAATAGTGCATCCGTCTTACCTATTACGATATTGTGTCTATCAATAATATCGGCAACTACTGAAGTAAAATTACCCTTCATCAACACTGATGCTATAAGTAGTTCTTCAGCTAGAAATGGAATACTTTTTCCTACTGATGTAGTTTGATAATCTAGTTCTAAAGGGTTTGAAATCTCCGAAGAAAATTTTAAACCTGGTTTAATATATCTTGTATAAAATATTTCAGAGTTATCATGTAGGTCTCTCTTGAGGGAGCTAAGGATATCTTCAATCTCAGAGTTTACAGCGTTTAGTTTAATCGCAAAAAAAGCTTGAAATTTAGAGGCTTGTTCTTTTGAGATTTGATCCAATTCGGTTCCGGGAATTTCTCCCGGCTTTGATATGATCGTCTTTGCAATCCTGCTCGTATAGTGCAGGGCCGTTTTCCCCCACGAGTCATAATGGACTGCGATTTTTTGCTGTAACTCATTTTCATAGGCGTCTCCAAAGTCTGTAAGTAGTGATACTTGTATTGATTTAACTTCATTTAATAAATAGTTTAAAAGTTTTCTAAATTGAAAAAAATAAGAAAATGTTGAGTGAGCTATTGACTGTTCATATTCCTGCAAAAATTTACGGGAAATTGTTGAATTCATTCTTTCTGCAAAAGAAACTTGGTCGTAACAAATGTAGAATGGAATGGATATTTTAATGTTTGATGGCTTATTGGATTCCGGAGGATAAGGTTGAATAGTTATGGAATCCGCGTCTTCGGATGATGGATCATCATTAATAATTTTTGGGAAATCTTCTAGATAAGGATCGTCTTTGGGATCCTCTAAACCAAAGCTAATGTCTATCTTTTCATCTTCCTCTTTTGAAACGGTAGAGTAAGAACTATTATTTATTTTTTTATTAAAAAATTCAATAGTTTCTGGAGATTCTATTCTTAAAGTTTTGTTTAATTCATTCCATAAATTTTGATGAGAAATTAATAAATCTGTACTTAAACTTGGATTTATAAAAACTTTTTTCATTAGATCTTCAATATCTTTTATAGTATCCATTATTACTTTTTCAGCCAAAGATATCTGTCTTCTTATAAAATCAAGTGGAATTGAATATGTTTCCATTACGGAACTATTAGAATTCTTTCCAATATTATTCATCATTTCTCTTGCATAAGCTTGATTGTCTGAAGTATTTACAAAAGATGAATCAGAAAATTTATAATCTCCATGAATTTCATTATTAACTTCTGTATACTGATTGCTATTATTTACCGACATTTTTTCCTAAAACATTTTTCTAATTTTTTTAGAACTAGTTGATCTCTTAAAGCTTCCAGTTGGATTCAAAGCATTTGCTCTCCCGGTGATTACAAATTTTGACTTTTCTTCTTCTGAATCTGAACTATTTTGTTTGGGCATAAAAAACTCATTAGAAAAACTTTCGGTTCTGGTAGCGTAGTTACCCTGCGAAAATTCTCCATAATTTTGCGTTATTGCCAATAGTGCTAACATTAATGCATCGTGTGCGTGATCCATTGCAGAACCAGCTGCTTCAAATACTGGCCGACCAGTTTGAGTTGTTCTAATAACAACATAGGATATTAGCTGCATGTAGATTTCTTCGTCTGACTCTGGAATAAGTATTCTTTCTTTTTCCAAGAACTGCCTAAGATTGTCAACCATAAAAGGTTTCATTTCTTTCTTAATCATTAACTTGGTGTATGGATCTCTAACATCAATGCTTTCACCAAAGCTAATGCCCTTAACTTTATCCCTAAGGCCAGAATATGGATTTTCTACTCCATATTTCTTAAGTAGTTCTACTTGAACTTCTCCGTATCCTCTGTCAACATAAATGTGCTTAGGATTAAATGCCCGATTTAATTCAATAATTCTATCTACAGCTTTTGTTAAAGTATATTCTGATCTGGGTATTTCTTCTCTATAACAGATTCTACTCTTGCCTCTAAATCTAGTATCTTCATAATTCTCTGCACATGTTTCCACTATGACTATATTTGTTCCCGCGCCATATTTATCCCAGTCGACCCCAATTGTATGGAAAGATCTAGCTGAAGTAATTTCAGGAGTGTAATCCCAAGATGGTGAGATAAAAGCTCTGTCAACAAATTTTCTTGGATAAACACCTTCAGAGTCTTCACCCCAGTCAGCTTCTATTTCATGACGATATCCACTTGGGGAATATTGTTCTCTGAATTCTTCTTCTTGTTCTTTCGAGAAGTAAGGGTTACAATAGCTGGGAAACCAGAACTCTGTAAATCTAGGAGATCTACACCATTCCCAAAAACGTTCTCTACGACCAGTAGGAGTAGAGGCGCCAATCATAACTTTATCTGGTTGATCTTCTGCGGTTTTCTGAAGCATGGCGTATAGAGCGTCAAGGTCATCCGCGTGCATGTAGTCCATTTCGTCAAGAACGATTAAGTGAGCTTCCTGACCACGAGCAACGTCGCTCTTTCCGCCTGACTTCATACCTGAAGTAAAGAATCTGATTGTTGATCCATTAGAAAACTGAATCATAAACTGCGGACTTGTGACTTTCCTGGTAATTGAATTTGTTACTACTTCATTCTTAGAAGCTATTCGCAATATTTCCTGATAGATAAGTTCTACTTGAGTTTTCATTGGCGCAATAACCAATGATCTTCCATCCTTATGCGTATAGCTATAGTGTAACAACATTATTGCTAAGCTAAATGTTTTACCTAAACGACGACCAGCTCTAAGAACTTTTCTTAATCCTGGATCTCTTAATATTAATATTTGATATACTCTAAGTTCAGCTCCAAGGAATTGTTTAGCCCATACTACTGGATCTTTTGAAATATGTAATTGCCTTTGATGTTCTGCGCTAACACCTGCTGCTAATAAATCAAGATCCATTTCGAATGGCTCATCAACAAGTAAAGCTAATTCTTTATTAGTTAACTTTCTTTCAATTACCGGAGTTCCGTCCGTCCATGAAATATGATTTAGTTTATTTTCAAAAACCCATTCAATTCTATTTATTTGTTTTATCAGCTCAGGATCCTGATCTTTTATTATCTCAAATAAATCTTCTCTTGAAAGACCTTCTAGCGCTTCTCTGAATTTTTGCGTTTTATTAAAAATACCCATAATCACCCATAGTGCGCTGCCATCATTGCGCCCTCTGTTCCAAGGGAGCTTCTTGCATTAAGTCTAGAATTTTGAATTGCCTGGACTCCTCTAGATCTAGAAGTTGCTGCCGCTTCTGTGTCTTTATATCCCATTCCAAAAGTAGGTTTAGATATTGAACCTTGAAGAGACTTGTTTGCGTCCTTGGCTAAGTTTATCCCACTTTTGATAACTTCTCCACCCATGCGACCGATATCATATATAAAAGATGCTGCAGCAACAAGTTGAATACCCGGAAGGGCCATGGCTGCGGCTCTCGTTGCTAACATTCCTCCAGCACCAGCGCTTGCTAATCTCTTCGTAGCAATGGCTCCGAGTGGCCTAAAAAACTTCTCGCCCTTGGCTCCAGTGCTTCTTAGGAAGTCTATAGCTGCGTCACTGCCCTTTATTAACTTGCCTCCAACTTCTAAACCATCATCACCAAATGCTTTTGCAAACGCATTACCAAAAGCTTTTTCTGCTCTCTCAGCGCCTTTTTTGGCCCTACCCTTTAATTCACCATCTCCAATCAAACCACCAAGACCTAAGGAGCCCCTTGCATATCCTGCAGCAAATGAGGTACCAGCTCCTGCCAAAGCATTTGCGTACATATTTCCCCTTACGCCGACTTGTCCCGCTGCTCCAGCTTGTGCGGGTACGCCAGTAAAGGCGCTAGTAGCTAGACTTTTTCCTGGCTGAAGGACAACACCTTGATTGAGGCTTTTGGGAATAACTCTACCGAACTGTCCACCACCCCTCTCTAATCCTGGTACATTATTCATATTGCCTAGCATGTTTAGTGCTCTATCTGATTTAGCTAACTTTTTAGCTGCTCTTGTGCTACCTTTTTGTGCCCTCCTCTCTAAAAGGTCAACTCTTCTACCAGCACTGATGCCTGATAGCATTCCTGGGCCAAAAGCTGTTTCTCCTTCTTTGAGTGTTATATCCATGCCTTCTAATATTTTTGCGCCAAGTTTAGTTTTACCCAAAAAATGCGACGCTGCAAATGGTGTATACGCTCCATGAGAAGGGTCTGCATAAACGCTGAGGGAGTGATATCCAGTAAGATTTCTTGGCCTTAAGCTAAAGTTATTTAGCCTAGATGATTTAAGGAATGGAGTTTTTCTTGCGTCTCCAGTAAGGCTTGCTAATCTTGCGTTTCTTGCTGCCCCACCAACAAATTGTTTTGCACCGGGATCACTTAATGCGCCACCACGCATAACTCTAAATTTGGCTGCTCTTCTGGCGTCCACTCCCTTGCCCAGTCTGGATGCATTGTCCATGTATCCGCCACGTAATAGCGTGTTGGACCCCCTCATAGAGCTAAAGCCTATTGACGCAGTAATCCCTGGCATTGTCTCTATCAGACGAGCATATAGCGGTGCCTCCATTTGATCTATAGGCATATCCCCCTCGAGCATATTATTAGTATCCTCTTCTGGAGTTGTGCATTCCGAGAACAATGTCTCCAGATGCGCTTAATTGACTTGCTGTTGAAGATGATGATGTATAGGGCGACTGTCTATAAAACTCTTGATTCCTATTAATATGCCCTCCTATGGTAGCTGCTGCAGGGAAGGTTATTCCCATTGCCCCACCAACGGCCCCACCAATGCCAGCACCAGCGATGGCGCCCATTGCACCTAGTCCCATTGCCGCTATTCCCTTTCCAATATAGCCACCCCTCGGAATCCTACCAGCTAAACCTGCTCCAGCTTTTGCCCCTAATGGACCTCCAAATATTCCTGCGCCAATGCCAGCTCCGATGACTCCACCAGCCATAGCTTCTCCTGCGCCTATGGTCATCATGCCGGGATTCGCAGCCAGAGCATCGCCTGGAGCAGTTGCCCTGATCAATCCTCCAGCGAGTCCGCCGGTCATGCTTCCTAGCAAAAATCTAGAATCTAAATCTCTTCCAGTAAAGTATTGGTCGGCATTTTCGTCTCCAAAAGCTGCTCCAAAAGCTGCGTCTTTCGTTGCGGGACCAACCTTTGATCCAACGCCTAGAGCCAGCGCACCGACCCCTATAGCGCCCATAGTTGCCTTGCTAGACATTATTGATGCTGGAGCTCTGCCTAATCTTTCTGCAGCTCCTATG